TCCCTATCTAGAAAGAATTTTCTTGTTTTTCTTATTCTTGCTTTTTCTACTACTTCAAAGCGTCCGTTCCCATTGTGAGCAACACAAACATAAGAGCAATTTGATTTATTAGGGTTTTTTTCTTTTATGCTCACTCTGTTAGCCATTGCACAAACATTAAAGCCTGAAGTGTCACTCGGAGCAAGGCTTAAAAAATATGTATGTACTTTTAATGCAAGGTTTTTCATTGCTTTTATATTGATGTTTGGGGGGCTTAATAGTTTACCTTTGTAGTGTTTTGTCATTTTGTATTTCCTTTTTTTAGTTTTATTTATATTTTGTTTCCTACGAATTTAAAAACTAGATCAGCATCAATAGGTTCAATTCCTGTGTTTTCTAAGCTTTTTTCGTATTCATCTAACCATATAACAGCATCAAAAAGTATTTGGTGATTGTCTTCCAATGCTCTGTTAATTTGGTCTTTTATCCATCTATTCAAAATAGATTTAACTTTTCTTTTTCCTAAACTTCTTAAAATAAATTCTTCCATTTTATTCCCCTTTTATTTAATAGCTTATTCCAAGCTTGTTATGTATGTTATCAATTTTATCTTGAACCTTACCTTGTTTAATCTCAAGCTTGTATATTTTATTTTCTAGCTTAAAATATTTGTTTTCGGCTTTGATAGTCCAATAATCAAGTTTTTTTTGTTGGTCTTCAATTTCCCACATTAAACTTTCTAATCTTTCAATTTCATCTTGATAAGTTTGAAATTTTAATTCTAAGATATTTAGTAGATCATTCATTTTTACATTTCCTTTTATTTATTTTTTCCTTTAAGTAAGTTGACAATTGACACCAATTGATCTTGATTCATTGATTGAAATTTTTTCATTTCAATTTTAACGAATTTTTTTGCATTATTACCAAACTCAAACTGTGTGATGGTATTGGTTTTCAAATGGTTTTCAATCTGATTTAATATCTCTTTTTTCATGTTATTTGATTCGATTATTTTATCAATATTAAACATTTTATTTATCCTTATTTAATTAGTTAAGTAATGCTAAAATACTAAATATTTTTAATATGTCAAATAGATTTATCTATTTAATTGTTTATTATGTTTTAAACCTAAATCATAATAGGCAATTGTTAATTCTATATATATAGGAGTAATAAAATATTTTATCGATTGGACTTTAATCTTTATGCGAAATTCCCTCGCATAATACAAGTAAAAAAGGTAATTATCTTTAAAAAATAATTAGAACTACTTAGCATAAGTCAAGTAAAATCTTTTTTTATTTTTCCCTTGCTTTTGTCCTTAAATGGGTTAAATTATGAAAATAATTAAAATAACCCTTGACAAATACCCCTAGGGGGTGATAGATTTGGGGTATTAGGCGTCATTCTGTGTTCCCCATAAAATAAATAAAAACAAAGTCCTACAGGCTGTTCCGTAAAAAAGTCTAAAAGAAAGTCCATAAAAGCTTGTATAAAAGTCCAAAGTTCCGTATAATATACCATAATGAGTGTTAATATACCATCTAAGATTAAACCATCTATGGCTATTGCTATAGACCTTCTTGTTAATGATCCAGAGGCTAAGATAACAGATGTTGCAGAGAAAGCAGGGGTTACTAGGGCTACTGTACATAACTGGTTAAAAGACCCTGAGTTTGTAGAGGTATTCTATCAGAAGTATATGGTTACTTTTGGTTCTAGGTTGCCAACTGTGCTTAACAGTATGGTTCGTGAGGCTGAGGCTGGCAATGTACAGGCTGGTAGATTGGTTTTGGAACACTCAGGTAAGCTTATCAAACGAGTTGAAGTCAATAATCACCAAAGTCCTTTTGAAAAGTTCCTTACTTCCCAAGCTTCTGACATGGAAGAGGTTGAAGTTTTAGAGGCTGACTATGAAGATGTAGAAATTTTGCCTCAAAGACCTGTGATTCCAGAAAAACCACCCACCAAAAAAGAGTTATCCACTCAACAAAAGAAATCAGATAGGAAAAATGAAAAGCGTAGAGAGGCTAGACGTTGGAGACAGAGAGCTGAAGCCGTAGGTATTGGTAAGCCAAAAATGGGTAGACAAACCCCAGCACAAAGAAAGGCTTGGCAGGAACAAGTAATAAAAAGAGAAAAAGCACTCAATATTGCTTCTTAAAGGTCTTAACATCATAAGACTTACATTCAGGACACTCCTGATCTCTATCAACTTCAACAGCTAATACTTCCCATATCCATTGACAGTTCATACATATGCAGTTTATGAGTTTAAACTTCTTCAACTTATGCTTTTCCCCATTGTTCTAGCTCTGCTGAATATTTTACTAACTCTTCCCACAATTCTTTATTAAAAGGCATATCAAAGTTTATCATTGGAGTGTCCATAGAGTTTTTAGCTAAAAAACCTAACAAATCGTTATTCATTAGAGATAACTCTTGTAATCTTTCTAGTTTTTTATTTAATGCCTCTATTGAGGATTCCTGAGCAGATAAACATTCAAGCAACAAGCGTAATAAATGATCTTCTATTCTATTCATACTCTAATATAGTTAGAGCATATTGCTTAATACAATGTTTATTATTTTTTTAGTGCTGTATTTACGTCTTTAATAAACTTTTTATCTAACTTTTCTTTGTTTTTAGCCGTTGTGGTAATAAAAGGTCTAGCTTTTACTACTTTATCTGGAATCATTGAATCAGAAGCTGTTGTAAAACCTTCTTCATGTTTAAAACCATAATGAATCATTTCTAAATGGTTTTTATTTTGTTTTATGCTATTATACAGCTTTCCACTTGCTTTTAATGGAGGAGTTCTTCTTTGTTTCCTTTTTGTTCTAATATCCTTAGTAATTTTTTGTATATCTGGTCTTACACCCTTATCAATCTTTTGCTTTGTGCCTTTCGCTGAGTCTTTTACAAAGCCTTCTGTATATTGATTGATTATTTTATCTAAATTACTTGATAACTTATTAAAACTAAAGTTTGTTGTTATTTTTATATCCATTATTCTTGTTCAACTGGATTTTCTTGAGGTTCTTCAATTATTTCTTGCTGATTTACTGTTTTATTTTCATTTATTATCTTTTGAGCTTGCTTTACTGTTAGGTCTTTATTGTCACGAACCATTATTTTTGCCATAGTAGTTAAATTGTTTTGAATATCAAATTGGTCTTTTAATATCTGATCTTGAACTGTTTTAGGGTATTCTACCTCTTCAAAATCTACTCCAAATTCTTCTGAAAGCTCTATTCCATTATATTTAGCAATAATACGCTCTACATTGTAAAAATCTTTTTCATACATTCTCCAAAGAGCAATATCGTCATAATAGTCTTCTTTTCTTTCCATATCTTTAATCATTAGCGATATTCCACTAGGAACTTCTCCACCTGACTCTGCTCATTGTATCCATAGGTGATTATTTGTTGCCACAAGCTCCATTTGAAATTTAATATTTTGTATAGCTTCCATAATATTGCCTGATGGACTTGTAATGTTATAAGCACCATCTTCTCCCATGTCTAAAATAGTATTAGAACCTGCTCTAAGCATACTTTGGTCTGCTCTTAGTCCTGTAACCCACGGCTGACCAAACATATTAAACCTCATGCCTAAATTCATTTCAGTAAGAGCTATATTTACCTGCTCATTGCAATTTATAATATCAGAGGCTCCTTCAACAAAAAATGAATCTACTTGATCCTCTCTATGGGTAAAAACAAAAGGGATAATTCCATAAGGGTTAGGTGACTCACTTAACATTTCGCCTTCTTCATCCATAAGTCCATATTTTTCATTATCCCAATACTCCCATTGCATATTATCTGTATTCCTCAAAATCCTCTATTAATTCTGTACATTTTTTATCTACATGAACTCTCCTTACTCCATCTGCACTTTCAAAAAAACCTCTAGCGTATGCTATACTAGCAACAAGATTTCTGCTCATTCTATCTCTTGCTGATATTATCCTTATCCCACTACGTCTAAATATTTCCATATCACCAGCCCCACTTTGCCCTTGAACATTGCTACCAGCAGGATCGCCATAAAAAGACATAATAGGATAGCCTTTTGTCTTAATCATTTTAATTAAATCTTCTGTTTTAATATTTTGTTTATGTAAAATAGAGTCAAAGACACGAATATGTTCTATTTCTCCATCCCAGTATGTTTGTAAGAATAAAACTGCTGGCATACGATAACCAAAGTCAATAGACATATAAACCGGCAATGACGGATTTAAAGGATATTTTCCAACATTATCTTCTCTAGTAAAATCATTATATACCCTGCCTGATAGTGATGTAAATCTTGCACCATATTCTTGGTCAAATACTTCTTTAGACGATGTACGTTTTGCTTCTTGTAAATCTTCATCTTCTAAGCCGTCAGGAAAAGCATGATGATTTTGCCAGGAAGGTGAATTAAACGAATACCAAGCCTCATCAGTCTTGCCTCTAAGATATAAATCATAAAAGAATCCATAACCGTCAGGCGTTGAAATAAAAATAGCACGACCCTTTTTGTCTGACAATGTTGGCCTTAAATACATTTCCCAAATCTTTTTAAAATTAGGAACTTTTGATGCTTCGTCTACTATAACTAAATCACAGCCCTCTCCAATTAAAGATGAAGGATGTTCT